GGTTAATCAACAAAACCACTCTGTGAACTCATTCCGTGTTCGCACATCTGCACATATCGGTTCGGACTTACAAGTCGATGGTAACCTGACCATTCTGGGTAGTCAGACTACTGTGGGTCAATCAAATGTGACACAAGGTGCGCCTTTCTATCGTCTCAATGAAGGTGACGCGATTGGTGAAGCAGGAACGACATATACTGGAACGGGTCTTGACGATGCCTTCTTCTCTGGTCACTTTACAGGAACAACAGCACAGACCTACTATGTCCGTATTGACGGTGCGGGAACTGGTGCGGGTGGTGTAGATACCTTTGAGGTTGCATTGGGTAATGATAGTGTATTTGCCTCACCTATCCTTACAAAAGTTGCAATCACAGGTAATAAACAAGAAATTCATTCTACCGATAATATTTCGGTTGAGTTCGGTGCAACCACGGGTCACGACTCAGGTGACCTATGGCAAGGTGTTGCATCTCCTGTAAATGTTGATACTGGTTTCTTCACAAACAGAAACACAGGCACATCAGGTGTCGGTTATACCCACATGGGTCTCTATTTTGATATCTCTGACGAGAAGTGGAAACTCCTTGATGAGTATGACTCAACACCAACAGGAACTATTAATGCTGCGGATTCATCATTCAGTCTTGCAACATTGGTTGCAGAAACCTTTGAAGGTAATCTGACTGGTGCGGTGACAGGTAATGCCTCGACTGCAACGGCACTCGCAAGTGGTCGTAACTTCTCCATATCTGGTGATGTGACTGCAAGTGCCGTATCGTTTGATGGAACGGGTGCGGTAACATTAAGTGCCGCAATCACTGCTGATACGATTATCAATGCAGACATCAAATCAGATGCCGCAATTGCAGATACTAAACTTGCAACAATATCAACATCTGGTAAAGTAAGTAACTCTGCGACTACGGCAACAGACGCAAATACCAACTCTGCGATAGTTGCTCGTGATGGTTCGGGTGGATTTACAGCAGGAACAGTCATACTAAGTGACCTACATGTTGGTAATCTTCACGTTGACTCAGCAGATATTATTACGATTGCGAGAGCAAATCTTTCAGGCGGAACAGGTATTACATATAATACAGGGACAGGTGCAATCACAACAACAGATGGAGATATCGTTCACGATAATCTGTCAGGGTTTGTTGCAAATGAACACATCGACCACAGTGGTGTATCGATTGTCGCTGGTAAAGGTCTTTCAGGTGGCGGTGATATCACCGCATCAAGAACAATCGATATTGACTCTGCAAATGTCAGAGGAATGTTTGTTGGTGGAACTGGTCTTACATACACAAGTGGCACAGGCACATTTGATATAACAAATAGTGGTGTCAGTGCTGGAACGTATGGTTCTGCCTCTTTAGTTCCAGTTCTGGTAGTCAACGCACAAGGTCAAATTACAAGCGCATCAACAACTTCAGTTGCGGGTGTATCCTCGACAGCATTTGATTCTGGAACAGGTCAATTTACTATTAGCACTGCTGATGGTGGTTCGTTTGTAACCAATATCACATCGAGAAGGTCAAATCTCCCAGATAGTGATATGTTGTTTGGTGACAATAAACAATTAAAATTTGGCACTGGTAATGACTTAAGCATTCGACATACTGGCGCAATATCACATATATCAAATTTCAATGGTCAACTTCGTATTACAGGCGATTCCGCAGCGGGTTCATATTTGCAATTCTTGGATGGCGGTGATATGGTCATCCGTGATGTTAATGACAATCCAAAAATGGTTTTTGACGCAACAAATGGTAAATTTGCTTTCAATTCCGTTAATACCCCTACTAACGTTCTTGATGTTGCAGGCCAAAATAATGCTGCTCATTTGGGTATTTTAGCGGACGATAATTCAACCGCTAACCTGACACTGAAGACAAGTAGTGCCGAGTTCAAACATGTCGCCTACAATAGTAAATATGAAATTAGAGACCAAAACAACTCTGGGGCGGTTCGATTAGAGATTAGTAGTGCTGGTGTTGTTGGCATGGATTCAGCATTGGTCGGCGGTAAACCTGTCGCACAAAGATTGATTTCAGTGTTCGATGCCTCTGGAACGTTGTTAAATTAAGGATAAATAGATAGATGTCACAGTATAGTAGAATAACAAATAGAGGCCAGTTCATAGATTACTGTCTTCGTAGATTGGGTCATCCTGTGATTGAAATCAATGTGGATGATGAACAAATTGAAGACCGTATTAATGATGCAATACAACTATATCACGATTATGTTGCAGAGGGTAGTTTTAGGGCATATGTTCCAAAAACAATAACATCAGATATAGTTTCTAGAGGATTTATTAATTTTGACCTTGATGGTATCGGTTCAATAAATCCCGATAATATTTTAAGTGTTGTTCGAGTTCTCCCTGTTGATGACCAAACAAGTAGTGTCAATTTCTTTGATATCAAGTATCAAATGCGACTAAATGATGTTGCAGATTTAGCAACCAGTGTAGGTGACCTTGCGTATTACGAACAGATGCAACAGTATCTTGCAACGATTGACCTAAAACTGACTGGTCATCCACAAATACAATTTAGTAGAGCCGGAAATACTCTGAATATATTTGGTGATATTGCTGGTTCACGAGGTGATTTACAGGCGGGTGATATCATTCTGATTGAAATGTATATTGCAACCGATGTAAATGGTGTTGGAAAAGCATATGATAATATGTTCCTAAAAGAATATGCAACTGCACTTATCAAAGAACAGTGGGGACAAAATCTCATAAAGTTTGAGGGTATACAATTGCCTGGCGGTGTGCAATTAAATGGTAGACAAATTCTTGAAGATGCAAAACAAGAGATTGAAGCTGCTCGTCAGAGAATATATAATGAATATGATACACCACCAGATTTCTTTGTTGGATAATTAAATGGCAACGAACCCGTATTTCAAACAAGGAGTTCGTTCTGAACAGAACATGTATGAGGACATCATTATTGAAGCCCTCAAAATGTATGGTCAGGATGTTTACTACCTTCCAAGAGAAATAGTCAATAAAGATAAAGTCTTTCTTGACGATGTTCCGTCACGTTTCGGTTCTGCCTACAAGGTGGAGATGTATATTGAGAATACTGAAGCGTTTGATGGTGAGGGAGACTTGTTTACCAAATTCGGTATCGAACTAAGAGACCAAGCAAACTTCATTGTTTCAAGAAAAAGATGGAAACAACTCGTAGGGTCTCGACTTGACTCACAGAACTTTCGGCCTCGTGAAGGTGACTTAATCTATCTGACACTTTCCAACTCCATATTCCAAATCCAGAAAGTAGAGACAGAGACTCCTTTTTATCAGTTGAGTAATCTGCCTACATTCCGTATGACTTGCGAATTGTTTGAATATAATGATGAAGATTTTGATACAGAAATCGCGAGTATTGATGTGATTGAGTATGAAGGCGCTTTTCAATATGCGTTGACTATGGACTCTGCATCTAGTGGTTATACTGTTGGTGAAACTATCACCCAAGTTCATACGGGTTATAATATGGAAGGTGAAGTCACTGATTGGTCTGACTCTGATAGAGTTCTTCAGGTTGCACATGTTGGTTCAACTGACGGTAAGTTCCACACCTTTGCCACAAACAAACAGGTAACAGGTGTAACGTCTGGTGCAGTAGCAACACCTAATTTGGTTCAGGAACTTCAGGAGATACAGAAAGACGCACAGAATAAAATCTTTGATGACTTCGAATCAGACTTCCTTGATTTCTCAGAGTCTAATCCATTTGGAGATATCGGATAATGTTTGGCACACACTTCTATCATAAAAGAGTGAGAACTGCGGTATCCGTCTTTGGGTCACTGTTCAATAATCTACATGTCCTCCGAACTAATAGTAATGGTGTAGTTATATCTCAAGTCAAAGTTCCTTTATCATATGCACCTAAAAGAAACTTCATTTCTCGTCTAGAGGAAATGAATAAAGGTGAACAGGCAGAACGTAGGGTCGCAATCAAGTTACCTCGTATGTCATTTGAGATTACGAACATGTCGTATGACGCAGAACGTCAACTACCCAAGATGAACAATATCTCGAAGGCAGTATCAGATAGTGTTCTAACTCGTCAAAGAATTTATACTGCAACACCATATATAATCTCGTTCCAACTGAACATATATGCGAAATCACAGGATGACGCATTACAAGTTGTAGAACAGATACTACCATACTTTGCACCACAATATTCGGTAACGATTAAACCGTTCTCTGATATTAGTTCACTCACAGAAGATGTTCCTATAACTTTAAGTGGAGTTACCTTCTCTGATGATTTTGAAGGTGCAATAGAACAAAGAAGAACAATTCTTTATACTTTAGATTTTGATATGAAGATTGCGTTGTATGGCCCAGAGAATAATGGTTCTATCATCCGCGATGTTCGTAATAACTTATTTTTACAAGAATCGGGTCTTAATGATAGTGATGTGTATATCAAAACACTGAAACTTACACCAAACCCAACTAATATAAATGCTGACAGTGATTATGGATTTACTGAAATTGATTTGGATAGTGCTTAATGAGTGAAGAAAAAAATGTTAAAGATGATTATGAATACTCTCGCGAAACGTATTATGACCTTTTAGAAAAAGGTAAAGAGAGTATGGAACTTATGATTGAAGTTGCTCGTGAATCGGAGCATCCTCGTGCGTTTGAAGTTTTATCAACTATGATGAAAAACATGGCAGATATCAACGACAAGTTGATGGATTTGAACAAAAAAAACAAAGACATTAACAAAAAGGATGAACCTAAACAATTAGGTAATACCACGAACAACTTGTTTGTAGGCACGACTACAGACTTACAAAGACTGATTCATGCAGAATCGGGAGTGGTTATTGATGCTGATAAATCAGAATGAGTCGTATCTTGGTAATCCCAATGTAAAACGGGATGGTGTTCAGCATCAATTCACAGAAGAAGAAGTTAAGGAATATGTCAAATGTGGCAGAGACCCTATATACTTCTGCAAAACTTACCTAAAAGTTATCTCTCTCGATGATGGACTAGTCCCTTTCGACTTATATCCTTATCAAGAGCAGATGTTCAAACACTTTAATGATAACAGGTTTTCTATCGTTCTGGCGTGTCGTCAATCGGGTAAGTCGATTAGCTCTGTTGGTTATCTACTATGGTATGCTTGTTTCCATAGTGAGAAGACGATTGCAATTCTCGCAAACAAAGGGCAAGTCGCTCGTGAAATGTTGGCGCGGGTTACTCTCATGTTGGAGAATCTTCCCTTCTTCCTACAACCTGGCTGCAAAGCACTTAACAAAGGTTCTATTGAATTTAGTAATAATAGTCGCATTATTGCCAGTGCTACCTCTGGTAGTTCCATTCGCGGTATGTCTGTTAACTTACTATTTCTTGACGAATTTGCATTTGTGGAAAAGGCGAATGAATTCTACACTTCAACCTATCCTGTGGTCTCAGCGGGTAAGGAAACAAAAGTCATTATTACGTCAACTGCAAATGGAATTGGCAATACATTCCATAAAATCTGGGAGGGCTCAGTTCAAAAGGTTAATGAGTTCATC